TATTTTACCAGAGCAAACTGCTGATCCATACATATTAGCATATGCAGATGGATACACTTTAAATTTTCTTTTTGCAGCAGCTTTACCTTTTGCACAAAGTTTTGCCATAATTACTTACCAAATTTTTTAACTTCAGGTCTTACTGCACCAAATCCAGTTAGTTGAGCGTGATTAACAACTCCACCTTCCATCATTTTAGCTCTACCACCTTTTTTGTAGTAACCCATTTTAGCAACTACTTCTGGTGCTTTCTTTTTTAGTTTAGCTAAACCTTTTTGTTTTTTAGGATCTATTTTTTTCATTTTTTTCCTCCATTACGAAATATTTGTGTACCCTTTATACCATAAATTGAAGCAACCACAAGTATCCATAAATTTGTAAACCAACTTGGTAGCTGTTGGAAGTATTCAAAGAATAATTTTACTTTATCCATCGCAGTTGGGTCATCTGATACCACTGCCCACGCTAAAATTGCTATGGGAGCCGACAGAATTAATAAAACAAATTCGTCTTTCCAATCTGATTGTCTTGCTTCTAGTAATTTACCTGCATATTCAGCTTCACCGTTAGCCATTTTACGCGCATGTTCCATTTGAGCGTCTGCCATAAGCATTTTTGTCTCTTGACGCTTCTTAAAAATGTGTGTTCCAGCTTTTACTGCTAAATTTAATGCACTAAACCACATAATTTACTTCTTTTTAGATTTTCCAGCTTCAGAAAGTGCTATTGCAATCGCTTGTTTACGACTTTTTACCTTTTTTTTGCTTTTTCCAATTGGTAATTTACCTTTTTTGTACTCTCGCATTACTTTTGCAATCTTTTTTTCTGCTTTTTTCATTACATACCATCCTTATTTTTTAATTCATGTTGTAAAATTGTTTTTGTTAATGAAGTATCTGCTCTTAAATGTGCTAATTCTTCATTTTGTTCTAATTTTTCATCTTGATTCATTTGATTCATCATTGATTTCATTTTATCTAAATTAATTCTCTCTTTTCCTTCTTGTTCTTTTCTATAATTTTCTTGTGCTCTTAAATCAAGTTCTCTTGCTCTTAATTTTGCAATAGGATCATTATCAAATTGTGAAGTAATTTCTTTTTCTTCCTTCATAAATTCTTCCATCATCTCTGCAATTAAAGTTGCTTTTCTAGATTCTATTTTTTCAGTTAACATTCTAAGTTGCATTTGCATCTGTGGAGCTAATTGTGGATTCTGTTGCATCTGCATTTGCATTTGTTGTAATTGTTGTAGTTCATCTCTAAATTCTACTTCAACTTGTTCTTGTGCCATCAAAGAAATATGTTCAAAAATATTTTTCTCAAGACTTGCCATAATAGCAGGATTATTTCTTGCCATGTTTGTTGCCATAAAATTTAAATGTGCAGTCATGTGTGCTCTATGATCTTGGCCCGGAAACGCTTGGAATGGTCTCCCTGCTAAAGCATCAATGTGTTCTAAAGCAGGGTCCTTTGGTTGTGGGGGTTGTGGTCGAATTAAAATTTGATCAATATCTTTTACACCTAATGCTTCATACATATGTCTATATGCATTGTACATATTGTGTATTGTTGGATTTGAGGTTGCCAGTTGGAGTTCTGTTTGCGCAAGTGAAATACGCTGTGTTTGTGAGAAAATGTTGGGGTCAGCAACTGGCAATATATCTACTCTATCATCAAAGTCTGTTTGTTTAATCATTCTTTGACCCCCAACGACATCATATGGATATTCTTGTGGTAGATATAACTTGAAAACTCTTGCTAATAATTTGAATTCATTTTTTAATGCTGCGTAAATTCTTTTGTGGATAGCAGACATAGTTCTACTACCTCTTTCTAGCAACGCGACTGTAGTGCCCACCGCGGCTTGCTGATTCCCATCCCCTACTTGCAGGTCTGCTATAGAAGCAAATCTTTGTCCTGCAGAAACAACTACACCCATAAGCTGTAATAGAGTTTGACTTGGCTCTTTAAACGGAAGCATCATAAATGAATCTCTGATGTTTCCTCCTGGTGCATCTACATCTCTAAATTCACCGGGTTGTATTGCCTGTGCATCATCTCTAATTCTGATTCCTCTTTGCTTAAATCCAGCAGGTAAGTTTGATAAAGTTCCTGCATCTAATAGTTGTCTTAAAGCAGATGTAGCAGTTCTTGATAAACCACCAATCATGTGTATTAAACCAAAACCATAAAAACCTAGTCCGGGTAAAAATTTGAAATGTACAAAATATTGTACTTTTGATCTTTTTGGATCATCTATTTCATAGTTTCTTTTTATAGATAAAATTTCTCTAGAATTTTCTTCTAACGTTACGATGTAAGGTAATTTAATTCCTGTTGGTTCACCATCAGGGCCAACATCTTCAAAACCTTCTAAATCTAAATTAACATGACACTCTAATAAATTAAATACATCTTCATCTCTTCCAGATTTAGTTCGTCCTTCTAATTCATTTTCTTTTCGTTCAACTTCATCTTCATTAACTTGACCCGGTTTTAAATCTAAGTCTCTATAAAAACCTGCAACTTGTTGTTTACGTAATTCGTTTTCAGAAATTTTTATACGATGAATAATTGCTTCCGCATCGTCTAATGAGGTAGCAGTATACGGAACAATTAAATCATCAGCCGGTACAAATTTTGAAACGGCTCTTTGCATAACTTCATCATAATAAACTTTTTTAAATGATGAACCTGCTAAAGGTAAATAAAATAACATTTGATCAAACTCAGGCTCATATTCTTTCATTTGATCCATGAGTTGATAATTCATAAAATCTTTTACACGGCTTGCTTGTTGTGTTTTTTCTGGAGTTGCAATTCCAAGTATCTGTGTTCTTACCGGTCCATCGGCAGGTAACAATTCTTTATAAGCCAACGCCTGAAACTGAGTAACAGCTTCAGCAAGCACCGGATGAGTGGCACCCGAAGCACCGGCGAATGGTTCCGTCCTGTTTTCATATTTGAATCCTAACAAATCTAAACCCGTTTTGTAAGAACTTTCCCATTCTTTTCTAGAATTTTTATAGTCTTGATAATTTTGAAATAAGTCAGAAGATAATCGACCTAATATATCTTCAGGTAAATGTTCAGCTAAATTGTCATAATGATTTGGTGTACCTTCAACTGATGCAATTGCAGGATCATAATTTATATCAACAGAACCATCTTCATTTTCTTGTATTTCTACAGGATTACCTTGTGTTGCTAATTCTTCTTGTTCTTCTCTTTGAGATTCTTCTATCTCAACATCAGAAGGTACATTAATTTCCTGCTCTACATTTGGAAGAGCTTTATCTACGTCTGCCATTTATTTTCTCCGTAAGTTTTATTGTTTTAACAGTATTATAATTTAAATTCAAGCCCTGAGACTGTGGTCCTTTTTTAGGAGGTGGACCAGATTTTTTTCCATGTTTATATGGTGCTTTAGTCTTCATCAGCGAATTTTTTCATTTCTGCATGAACATCATCATCAATACCAAAATCAACATCTTTCATTTTACCATCTTCATCTGGTCTTACTGATACTTCTTCATATTCAACAAAATCTGTTTCAGGTTCTTTTCTTATTTCCATTTCAAACTCTTCATAACCATACTCTCCTCTATCTCTAATTCGTTTAAGTCTAGCTCCACCTGCACCTTCATATAATTCATAATCTCCTAAATCATATCTCATAAATTCATCAGGGCTATCCATTTTTCCAATAATTTTAGATTGACCCATCATTTTAATTTTATTAATTAAATTAGTTAAATAATCCGGCATTTGATTTGCAGATCTAGAAATTGCTTCAATTGCTGGTTCAGCTGTTTTAGAAAGAGGTTTCATAAATTTTAAAAAAGGAAGCGCTGCTGCTAAAGTTACCGCACCTTTAATAAATTTTCTTCGACCAATATCTTTTGGTTTGCCTCCTTCAGAAAGTTGAACTCGACCTCCTTCTGCAAATGCAACTTGATACGGTGTGCCTGTTAAAGCATAAATTCTTTGTCTAACCATATCAACTAAACCTCTCATAGGTTCTGTTCTACCTTCAGCTCTTTGTAAATTTTCTTCTTGAATTTCTTTATCAACTTTTTCTTTAGCTGATTCTAATTTTTTCTTTTCTTCATCTGTTGCTTCTTCTACTTGTCTAAGACCAATTAAACCTTCATCCATCATATCTTCTTGAGCAGCTTCAAAAGACTTTTCGTAATTAATTTTCTTTTGTATTTCTTGTGACTCATCATCTAATCGTGAGTATTGTCTGATCTTATTGTAAACAGGATCTAAACCAAAAAACCTAGCTGTCATTTCTGGAGTAGACTTACCTTGACCAAATGCAACAGCAGTATCGTAAAGACCATAAGCAACTCCTGCTCCTCCTAAAGCTTTTAATGCACCCATACCATATCGACCTTGTACAACATCATCAATCATTCCTGATGTAAAGTTTGCAACACTTTCTGGTAAACCAATTGAAGAATACATTTTAATCCCTTGTTCTAATTCTTCAGCTGCTTTTAAAACACCTCTTGGTAAATTTGCTCCTTGTGCTTTTGCATTTCTTAACATATCTGCAAATGGTAAACGTTTACCAAACTGTCTTGGCCTTGTTATCATTTTTGGTCTTGATTCAATCCCTTCTGGTAAAGATTCTTTATATGTTTTAAAAGCTTCTTTTTTTTCTGTAAAAGTTTTTGAATTGTCCCACGCTTTTTCAAAAGCAGTTCTAGTAGTATGTTCAGGAAGGTTAGCAACTTTTGGGGTAAGGTGAACATTGAATAAATTTTTATCTCTGCCTTCTACATGTTGAATTTCAAAAGCAGTATCTTTCATTCCGGATGTCCAACCTGGAATTAATTTTTGATTTAATTCTTGTCTTAGTCCCGGTGTTTTATTTATAAAAAATTTTTGTTCATAGGGAGCAACTGCATCTTTAAAACTAAAACCTGTTTTGTTAGGAGATATTTGTTTTTCTAAATTTTTAAATTTAAATTCTTGACCTGTATATTTATCAACCACCATAAATTTATTTCCAAAAAAATTTTCTCTACCTACATTTAATTTAGTACCTCCTTTTAATCTATAACGATCTCCTCTTTGTCCTTTTTGAGCAGTAGTGACCATATCTTTCCATAAAGCTTCTTTTG